TGCGAGATCGCGGGTGGAGCCGGGGAGAAACCAACAACCCCACCCGCTAGCCCCTACGCAAGACCAAGCGCGTAGGTGGCGTTCTATGGCTTCGGAATAGCCTTCCAAGCGGCCTGAAACTCCTCAGCGCTAGCCCATGTGTTTTCAATCTCGACGTGGAGCCATTTACCACCGGGTGAGCCGAGTGCGGGACCTGTCTGGACTTTGACCCCTTTGACGCCTTCACCACGAGAACAGCGATAAGAACGGCCCCATGCCTTGGTCGCACCGGGAGCCTTGTAGGCGTAGTCGTGAATCTCGGCTATGCGTAGTTCTTTGGTGTGGGCGATGAGCCAGTCCCAAGCGATGAGCGCTACTTTGCGGTCTGTGTACCCGATGTCGCAGGCCCAACCTGTGGCGTGCACTGACAGCCACTTAGGGTCGCCCTCAATGGCTTTGGGGTTTTTCATGGTGCGATTGGAGTAAATACCCATGTTGGTGAAACTCCAGCGTCGGTTCATCGCTTTGACAAACCACTGCGTTACGGGCGATGCTTTGCCACCGTTGAACGACGGGTAGTACGGGTATTTTCTAGGCATCTTTGGTGCGCCCGATGGCGGCGTCTTGCGGGTTAGCCCAACGCATGATCGGTGGGATGGCTGCAGCCCAGAGGGCGTGCAGTGTGGACTTCCAGTCGTTTGTAGCGACCCACACGGGGAGCGCAGCTGCTACGAGTGCGCGGGCGTAGGAGTTGACTGCGGCTTGCATTTTGGGGTTCATTTGTGGCCTTTTAGGTGGTCGCGGAATAGGTCGGCTAGGTAGTCAAGTTTGCGGGAGTTTTCGCCGTGGTCACGGTTGTTTTGTCGGCGGGTCAATTCGAGCAGGCCAACGATGACGGTGAAGCCGCCACCTATGAGCGCAACGATTATGGGTTCACTCATCGCTGGTGCCGGGTAGTGGTTGGGCGTTGGCTTGCGTTTCAAGGTAGGCGGCGTATTCGTCGTCGGTCATGTCACGCACAAGGTCGTCTATTTGGATTTTGGGGCGGTTAGTTTTGGTAGCCGTAGACACGGATGGTTCCTCCTGTAAGCGTTCCTGTGTTTACACCCAACACAAAGTCGGTGTATGCCGTAGCGACTTGATGCGTACCACTTGATGTGCCAGCAATGGTGGTGCCAGCCCATGAGGCGCAGTTGTAGGTGGTCCATTGGGCCTTGTTGGGGTTGATGAGGTCAAGCGAAACTTGCGTGTAGTTTGCTCCTGCGTAGCCTGCGTATGTCCACTGTCCAGCGTTGTTGTCGCCTGCCGCCAATGGAGTGGTGGACGCTGCGTAACTGGCGTAGTTGACGATGGAGTAGTAGCCCGTGGTGGACGCCCCCAATTTCAGCGAAAGGGTGATGTTTGTCGAACCTGTGCCGCCACCGTAAACGATTCGATAATTGTCGAAGCTTGAGCTGAAGGCATTTGTCACGGTCACAGACGCAACACCCGATCCGACCGCCTGCGACTTCACCAGCCACAAACCAACGGCGTTCATGTCCGACGCATTTAGCACATCACCGCTGGCAAATACTGGGTAACTCATAACATCATCCTAAAAGGTCAGTTCCACCGAGGGTGGATTGGTTGAGAATAAAAACCGCAGCCCAACGCGCCGACCCCTCAAGCGTCGTAAACCAACGCTCAGGCGTGACCGAGTGCGAGATGCGAGACACCAACATAGGCGTCGTGATCGCGTTACCCGACGGTGGCTGCACCTGCAAAGTGAACCTGTCAAACAACTCAAGACCAAGCGTAGAAGCCCACGAGGCCGTAGGCGACAGGACAACTTCCGTGGGGGATGCCTTCGGGTAAACCTGACCGCCAAAACCGGACACAATCTGCCCAACCTGCGTAGCAGACGACAAAGTGCCTAAAACCGTAGTCAGTGATTCTTCAGCTGATCCGTACGTGTTTACACTGGTTGTGTTGGTAACAGTTACCGTCCCAGCGGTGTTACACGAAACATCGGCAATGTTACGCATCGAGTCGCCGTCGTACTGCAGCTGCACTTCGGTTCCGATGGAGTTACCCATAAACCCGACACCGTTGCCGTACTCGGCCTGCGGCACAATGGACTTCGTTTGGCTGCGGGTTTGATTGCGGGTATACGAAGTGACTACTCCTGCCTTGTTTACAAACAAAGGGCCATACTCAGAGTCGGCCGCGGCTTGCAGTTGGACAGTGGCGTTGGCTAAATCGGGTGGTAAATCAAGGACTAATTCAGACCCAGAAAAACTTGTCATAGAAGCAGAGAAAGGCGTGTAACCAACAATGCGCGCTTCACGCTGGGATGAAGTTTCAGACAGTTGGTTGAGGCTGTATTGGTAAATTGTTGACGCCTCGGTTGGTGTCAGAACTTTATTGAAACTTGCTACGTGTTGAAATTCGCCTGTAAACAGTGCGATTTGTTCAGATGTAAACGGGCCGAAAAGAGTTGTAAACGATGCACGCGTAGGGGCTTCAGCGAGTCCGTCAATGTAAACCAGCCCTTGCCCGGTTGAGCTGTTGTAGGTAAAAACAATGTGGTGCGCTTCGGTGATGCTTTGAACGCTGCTAAACCACTCGTAACCAAGTGATTGTGTGCGGATGCGGAAACGGTATTGCCCCGCGCTAGCGCCAGAGGTGATTTGAGCCATTTCGAAGGACAGCCCGTTAGTAGCGAAAGTGACAGTCGATCCGTTAGCGGTGACTTGGTTGTTGCGTGTCCAAGTTGAAAAAGAAAAGTTTCCGTAAGTGCCCCAGCCAACAGGCAACACAAACTGGGCACCTGCCGATACTCCTTGGGTGCTTCCAACGCAGGTGTCAGGTATTCCGCTAGCAAGGGACTCCGTCTGGTAAATGAGTGCGCTGCTGGTGATTGCTGTGGCGCGAGTGCCGCTGTCGGTCAATGTAGCAACGGTGCCACTGCCTACGATTGGATCGTCCATCTTCCAAAAATGCTCAGCGCCTAAATCGTTGATGTACCGCGATGACCAAACAGGAGGCATTGGTGCGACTGCAAGCAAATCCAACGCGTCAAAGCAGGACAGGGTCACGGTGGAGTCTTTGCCTGCATCAGTCCAGGTTGGTGGCCAGCCGTCTACAAAGCCACGGAACACGTCGTATGTGGTGCCTCCACTGGTGGCGCGGATACGGATTTGGCGACGCGGGAGAAGGTTGGTGCTATTGGTTATTGCGTTCCAGTAAGGGCCTGTCGTGTTGAACGGGTCAAAGCGTCGGTCACGGTTAGACAGGGTTACCCTCGCCGAACCCGACGCCACTAACTGCCAGTCGTCGTTTACCCCGCGGCTGATTTCCATCTCACGCACATAGGCGGTCACATCAGTCCACGTGGGCGACACGGCATACGGGCCATCCGTAAACGCAACTTCAACAACAGCGACGGGGTACGGCATTAGCGGCCACCGTTTCGGCGCTCGAACTGGTTGAGCACGTTGTAAACGGCGCGACCAATAGAGACGGGGTCACCGATACCGGTCTGCACCGTAATGTTTACGCCAGCGTTTTGCCCACGGATACCACGCAACGAACCCGGGTTGATTGACGGGGCAAGAGGGTCGACGGTGCCAAAAGTCGGCGTGAAATTGACACCTGAGATTTTTTCGGCAAGGAACACACCCGGTGTAAAGCCAGCCGTATTTGAGATAGCGTTGATGGATTGAATAGCGAAGTTGAGTTTGCCGATGAGGTCGTTGAGTGTTTGCCCTGCGGCGTTGAGGGAACCGTTTTCGTCATACAGCAAAGTCTGCAGAATGAACTTGAGTTCTGCAAAAGCTCCAGCGACGCCGTCCTTACCGAACGCGTCCGCAATTTGGATGCCGTACTCTGCCAACTTCTTGAGGTACGGAAGTACCGCCTGCCCCAGCGACTCCTTCAATTCGTCAATCGTGATGCGGAACCGAGCCATCGTGCCTTCAAAGGTTGCAGCGTTTTCCAGTGCCGAACCACTAAAGCGCTTTTCAAGGTCTTTCTGAATGTCGTTGAAAGACATTGCTTTGAGTTGGGCTTTGTCGTAACCCAGACCAAGGCGGGTGATAGCCAAGTTGGAGCCGTCAAAGCTTTTTGACAATGCCTCTACCACAGTTTTGAGTGGCTTACCGGTGGCGGCACTCACGTCGAGGGCAGTGCGGAGCAAACGCTGGGCTTTCTCAAAGTCACGAGTTGAGCGAATGATGCGGGCATACGCGGGGCGCAACTCATCATCAGCCACTCCCGTGGCGCGCTGAGTGGTGTCAATCCAATCCTCAGTAGCGGCAATCTGAGCGTCAGTGGCTTTAGTCGAAGCACGAATAGACGCCGCTAACTGCTTTTGCCCCTTCTCATCTTCGGCAGCCATTTTCGCAAACCCAAGCAACTGTTGCCCAGCCTGAAAAGCAGCGGCACCAATAGCAGCAAACGCCGCAGCCCCAGCCACCGCGCCCGACTTGAGCACAAACTTGACCTTATCGCTAGCGGTCTCAAGCTGCTTGAACGACTTGATTGCCTTCTGGATGCCTTGCCCTGCGAACGTCGTTGAGATGGGTATAGACAGCATTAGTTCAGTTCTTTCTGTACGCGCTTTGTGACACGCAGGATGGATGCGCGCAGCTCATCCTCAAAGAGTCGGCGCGACCTGTAAACAGCGGGCCCGATAATGCGTGTGCGACCCGGTGCTAACTCCCCCAGCGAACGCTCGAGGCTGTTGGCGTTGCGTCGGCCAGCGGTCTCAAAGATGGCCGCAGCCTGATCACGTTGCACAATGGAAATGGTGTTGTCGGTGCGGCGGTCAGTGTCCACTTTGACCTGAACACCACGCTGGGCTTTAGCGACTGTAAACGGAAACAACTGCCGACCGTCCTGCGACCACTTGCGGGACATACCAGACAGCGGAACCTTGGTGTAGCCACGGCGCACATTGTCCACAGCGGGCTGGGCAATACGTCGAGCATCAGAGACGAACTGTTTACGGAGACCGGGTTCAATCTTGTTGAGGGCGCGGATGGTGTCACGCAAACCAACAAACTCCATGTCTGCGTTGTATGGCATCTAGCCCTCCTTCATGTCTTCGGCTGCCTTTAGCACTGTCGCCAGTGTGTCTAGGTCAAATGGTATGTCAGGAGGCCAATACCCTGTGCGAAGTAGCAAAGAAGCTAGTCCGTAGTTGTATGTGCCTCGGTCGTAGGGTTTACAGGTTCGTTGTCCACCACTTCAATGTTCTCGAGACGCTTGACGTATTCGTCAAAGACGATAGGTACGGCGATGCTGTTTTGTTTACAGCACTCCCACGCCATAAAGGCAAGGTCTTCTACGCCGATGCCTTCGCCTAGCTGTGACGCTTTGCGCTTGAACTTACGCTCCCAAGCCACAATCACCCCGAGGTTGGTGGTGACGGTGTACTGCTGGTCACGCTCGGTTACTTCGAGTGTGAGTTTCATTGTTTCTCCCTAACTGATTTGTTTACGGTGGGGTGATGTCGCGAGCCCAAGTGCCCCCGACCCAGTTTGCCGTTACAGTCGCCATTTCACCCACGGTTGAGTTGATAGGCGTAAACGAAGCAAGCATCGCATTGGTAATGGTGTACTCAGGGTTTGCAGGGCCCTCAGTGGTACCCGATGGGCTAATCACGAGCTGTGTGGTTCCGAGACCAACCATCGCTGCAAGCGCTGTTTCCACTTCCGAGGTAGCGCCAGAGCCACCGTAGGAAAGAAAGAAAGTAATGCTCACGTCAACAGACTGAAGACCGGGTGCGAACTTGTGGCCCGTATCACCGAAGGCTGTGATCTCAAGAGAGTCGGAGCCGATGGTAAGTGTGCATTGGTTCGCTTGGTCAGACAAGTCATAGGTGGTTCCACCCTGAGTGATGTTGATGGTCGCGTTGGACAGGAAAGTTGTAGTTGCCATGGTTAGCTCCTTTTTACAGCAATGGCTACGGATAGGTCATACGTCGGCAGGTCTTGCCCGCCGACACTCGCAAGACCGGGTCGTAAGTCAGTCACCGCAATGGCGCTGTTCATGATTTGGTCTGCGATTTGCATGAGATAGTCGCCTGCGTCTTGGTTGCCCGGGGGTGGGGCCAAGACGCGTAGGCGTAGCTCAATGTCACCCACGTTGTATGTGAACGCGGTGACAGTGGGCAATTCAATGAGAACGGAAAGCGGGCGGGCGTTACGCGGGTCAGTGATCGGCACAAGACCCAAAGCCGTGAGCGCTGTTTTGCAGGCGTTTACAGCGTCATACAGGATGCCCGACGATGACATTACGCAACCTGCGCTCTGCCACAGCCGAGAAGCTGCATGATACGACCCAACGTGGCCGATGGTGAAGCACCAATAGCCATAGAGTCAAACGACGCAAACGAGTCCACTGAGCCGCGCTCGCGGTAAAGCGTGGCAGCATACATGATCGCGCCGAGCTTGACTGAGTCGTTTGGCACTGTTGCCTGTGCGTCGGTGTACCCGGCTTCGCGTCGCTTGTTCCAGCACCAGTAGGCGCTGGCAGAAACGCACTTAGCCACGAAGGCTGTGTCGTTTGCGGTTGCCACGTCAATGCCCAGCCACTCGAGCACGTTGGCACTTGTGATCCAGCTCACGGATGGTGTAAACGTGACTGTGCCGGTCGCTACTGAACGCTCAAGGTCGGAGTAGGCCGAGTAAAACAACACTTGGTTTTCAACGATGATTTCGTAGTCAAACTCAAGGTCGCCGTATTGGTCAACGCCGACAAAATAGAACGGCTCGGTTGAGATAATTGTGTGTGTGCCGTTCAGGTTGTGGCCTGCGCTGGCAACGGTGACGGAGTCCGTCACCTGAATGCCTGACTCGACAAAGGTTTGCAACACGGCAACACCGTCACGACGTTCGTGGAACGCTAGATCAAATGTTGCCATGTTGCTCTCCTACCTAGTAACCAGAATCAGGCGAATGCGGCCTTGATGAACTTGGTGTTGTCAATCATCAACGCTGCAAAATACCCACGGAAGGCAATCGTGCGACTGAGAGTAGATGGCGAGTCAATACTAATCGCGCCCTTCTGCTGCTCGAATAGCTCGTAACCGGTTGCGTCACCGACGATGAGTGTTCCAGCTGCGAAGTTGCGGTCAACAACAACTTGCAAGCCGAAAGCGTTGCCACCGTACTGGGATGGTCCAAGGTTGCCGAATGCGTTCATTGGGCCGACCTGTGGGAACAGCGGACGGTCTGCGGTGTCTGACAAAGCGATAAGGCCTTCCCAGATGTCTGCGCTGGCAAAAAGATGACCGGGAAGGTTGCCGTTTGACGAGCTAAGGATTGTGGATGCTGCTCCACCAACCCAGCCTGCCCAGTATGAAGGATCCGCAAATGATGCGTTTGCAAATGCACGTGTAACTGATGCACCAGAAGCAAGCGTGTCTGCTGCGTAGTTGTCGGTGGCGTTTGCGTAGATACGGCCCATGTCGTCAAGCACGACCGACAAGATTGCTGGGTCTGTCCAGTCGATGTCTGCTTCGGAGATGTTTACATAACCACCGAAGATTTGCTTTGTGACTTGGTTGTTGAACACGACCATGGTGCCTGCGGTTGGTGACTGCTCCGAAATGGAAGCACCGATGCTGGTGTGTGTGGTGACTTCTGGACGGATGAACACCTTGCCACCTGCGGGCATTGCACGTACACCAACTGCGTCCACAACTGGACGACGACCGATGAAGTTGTTGTAAACAGGCGACACGATTGGTGTTGGAAGAACACCGGGTGTGTCGGTTGTGACGATGTCTGGTGCAGCTGCGCGAATTGCTTCGGACATTGCACGCCACTGGTCGCCACCTGCGACTGCTGCGGCGATGTATTCAACTGCTGTTGGGATTTCAACGTGCTTCTTTGCGGATGCAAACACGATAGGGGCTGTTGGAACGATTTCAGCCGAAGCCTCAACCGCTGGGGTTTCTTGTGACATGGTTTCCTCCTCAGGAATGTCATTTGGGTTGGGTTCGACAGCGTCTTCCTCTTCAGGTTGAGACGCAGCGATTTCAGTGATCACAGCATCCGCGAAAGCGGGCTGTGCCACAAGACTGATTTCGACAAGGTTGGCTTTGGTAACGACCATGGTGCCGTTCTTGTCGTACTTGAACTTGACCGGTACTGCACCGACCGAGACAGAGTCGTACGCGCCAGCCTTGACTAACTCAATGGCTTCGTCGGCGGCGCGGGTCTTAGCGAACTTGGCTGTAAACAACAGGCCCTCATCGGCTTCAACAATCTCGGTGACAACACCACGCAACTGCGTCATGTCGTGACCTTCAAGCAACTTAGGGGCTTTGGCGTTGACGTCAAAAGCACCCTTACGGAAAAGCACCGACTCACCGCTCGACACTGTCGCAGGCGTGTCCCAAGGTACAGCCACACCGGTAATGGTTCGGGGGCTTTCCTCACCTGCGGCAGCGTCAAGCGTGATGGGCACAGAAACAAACTCAATCATTAGCGTCCTCCATTGAACGGTCACGGGAGTCTTCGGCTACGCCTGCGTAGTCCTCCATGTTGAACTCGACATAACGACCGCGTGGCAAAACGTTGTCACCCGACAAGGTTTGCTCAATGCAGTCAAGGTAAATGCGAGCACCGAAGAGATACAGGTCTTGACGAGCCTGCTCTGCGTTCTGGTATGTCATCGACGCACCCTCAGTCGGGGCCGAGACAAGGTAGGCGGGGATGTTGCACAGGCGAGCCATTTCGAGCGCCTGATACTTGCGCTGGTCAGAAATAACCTCTTGTGGGTTCTGCTTGTATTCACGAAACTCCACTTGGCGCGACAATGCGCCGATGGCGTTCTGTTTACGGGCGTTAGCCCAAGCCGACGCAAGAGAACCAAGATCCTCACCGCTCAGGTCTTCGCCGTCAATCTGTTGCAGATAACCCGGCACTGTTTCAAGCTGTGCGTAACGGTCTGCTGCCTGATCCAAGTAAATGCTCGTGTTGATGGCGCGTGCGCCAATCTTCAAGATGCCCTCAATCGGGCTGATGAACTGGATGACGTTGTTTACATCTATCGGTTGCCCGTTGAACTCAAGCTCGTCGGACGGACCGTAAAACTGCGGATAGCCCGTCTGCTTAGTGCTTGACATGTTCGACGCGGGAAGCCATGTAAACGCTGCGGGGAAACCCTGTGCGCCAGAACCCTGCGGTGCGTAACGGCGGGTTACATAGGCGTAAGCGACACCGTAGAAGAATAGGTCGCTGAAGATGTTTACAAAGAAGAACGAGCGTGAAACTTTGGGGTCTGGGCGTTCCATCCACGGCTCAAGCGGTAGATAGATTTCCTCGTAGTTGTCGCCCATCCACTGCTTGCTGTAGTGCTTCAATTCGAGCGAGCCAATCAGACCAGCGATCAGGTCGCGGGAGCGGGACACCGTCGGCACCGACAACGCTTTGATTTCGTCCGAGCCTGTCTGGTAGTACAGGAAGTTGCCAACGTTGGCTGCACCAGCGGCAGCCTTGACGGGGGCGGCAGCGAAGTGCGCCGTTTCAACCTTGCGTGAGAAAATACCCATGTGGTCGAAGTCTGCCACGGGTTAGTTGCAAATGCAAGTACCTCACGCAGAAACTCCAAAGGCTACCCGACCCGACGATGGCGGGCGAGACACCAGCGCAGTAGCAGCAATCAAACAACGTGCAGCTTCGATAGGCCCGGGTGATCGTTGGCTTGAGATAACGACCGAGTTCTGTGCGCGTACCAGTACGGCCCGACCGACATGTTCGGCAAGCATTTCACCGCCGTCGTGCTTTATCTTGTTCTCCCCAATAAGCGAGCGCACGATTTGCGTCCACTTCAAGAGTTCGCCGTAGCCCCACTCAATCTTGCGACGCTGGTATTTCTCAGGGCAATGAAGCGCCAACGACGGAGTAATCGCCAGCGTCACCTTCGGATCACTGTCAAGCACTCGAGCGATGTGTTCCCACAGCTGGGCGATGCTGTCAGTCGTAAACCGTACCGACACAAGGATTTCGCCTGCGGTGTTTTTCCGTGACCAGACGCCGACGTACTTGGAGTCATCCACAGCCGAGTCCACAGCAAGTATGGAGTTACCGCCGTCGTGCGTTAGGTCCTCGGCCACCCGGTCGCCCCACATGCCGACAGGCAACCACGACGACGCAGCCGCCACCCACAAGTTGCAGTGGGCACGAAGAAACTGGTTTCGGTCGGGTGCCGCCGCTGCCGCTTGTAAACCTTTCACGGTGATGGTGCGTCCAAGGCTCGGGTTTGCATAGCCCCAGTAGGTCGAGTCGAGCGGGTCCACCGGCGGCATTGACCACTCGGCAAAATACAAGTCGCCTTGGGTGCCCGAGTCGATCAGGGCTAGTGCCTGCTCACGAAGTTTGAGCATCGCGCGGGAAGACTCGTCGCCAGCCGTCGAAGTCATCCAACACATCGGGCTAGGTACCGCAATCTGGCTTGGAAGAAGTGCACCGAAAATGGTGGATTCGGACATGGCCCAGATTTCGTCCAGCAACAGGATGTCCCACGTTCCGCCGTGTTTTTTACCGGTCGCAGACGTCACCTTGTAAACCGAGCCGTCGATCATCTTTACCTGGTGCCGACCGTAGGCCCACGTCACCTTGCACAGCCCAGACTCCTCCCACAGCTCAAAGGTTTCGCGCAGCTCCTCAAACACTTCGGTCGCTAACCCGAGTTCGTGGGCCGATGACGCGACACGCACCGGGCGACCCCAAATACGTGGCAACTCCGACAACGCCCAGCCGACAATCGCAGCGTTCATACTTGTCTTGCCGTTCTGACGCGCAGCACTAATCAAAGCCTTCGAGTGGACAAAGCACTGGTCATCATTGACCGTGAAAGCATCCGTCAAACAACGCACCTGCCACGGAAACAACTCACGCCCCAAATGCTCCGCAGACCAAGCAGCAATCTGGGCACCGAAACTGTGACCCCCAGCAGTCGGCGTAACCAACCTTGGATCATCTCGCCCAAATTGGTCCTGAGTAATGACGGTCTTGGATGAATCCATTATGAGTGATGACTGTTCGTTGGAGATAACCGAAG